TTTCAAGGTGCTTCTACATCCACAGCAATGATGAATGGAATCCCATATGTTGAAACTATTGATCTCGACTTTGTTCATATTAACCCTTATAAACATATTTTTGAAACACACGCACAACAAAATGAAATAGAATTTAAAATGATTCAGACTGATTCGTTGAAATATAACATAGATAAAAAAACTGAAGTGCTTTTAATAGATGGATATCATAATCCAAAACACGTGGCAAAAGAATTGGACAAATATGCTCCGTGGACAATGCAAACTATTGTTCTACACGATACAACACTGTTTCCAAGATTATGGAAATCTGTACAAAATTTTTTATCCTCTCATCAAGATTGGAAACTTGTTTATAGACACACTGTAAACGCAGGCTACACTGTGTTAGGAAAGAAATAAAATGAGTTTGAAACAAATTTTTATAAAAAACAAATGTGATAAGGCTACAAAGCATAGATATTATGAATTGTATGAACAAGATTTCGATAAATTTAAAAATGATGAAATTAACATATTAGAAATCGGCACTTTCAAAGGTGAAAGTACCCAATCCTGGCTTGATTATTTTTCTAAAGCCAAAATTTATACAGCAGATACATTTGAAAGAGTAGTCCCAGAAAAAATTCCTGTCCTAAAAAATAGTCGTGTACAATGGTTCAAAGTAGATAGCACTTCATTAAACTGTAAAGAAAATTTTAAAAATCAAAATATTCAATTCGATTTTATTATCGATGATGGATTACACACCCCCGAAGGACAGAGATTAACCTTTGAAAATTTAATTAATTTTTTAAAACCTACAGGTTCATACTATATTGAAGATGTATGGATGCTGGACAAAGGAAACAATATGTCGCATTGGTGGGTTAAAAAACATCCAAAGGACTTTACCATAGAAAAATATAATCAATTAATAGAATCAATTAGCAAGTTCAAAGTTACTGAATATGATTTTAGCAGTAAAAAAATTCCTGACAGTTTTATTTTGAAAATTAATAAATGAAAGCATTTATAATAACATTGATGCAGAACGTATGGAGTCTTTCTTATGCTGAACGATGTTTACAAAGTATTCAAGACACAGAAAGCGATTTAGAAGCAACTCTGTTCGAAGCAACAACTCCTGAAACAATTTTTCCTGTGGCTTGGACTTGGCCCACAGGCAAAAAAATAACTTGTCCTAAAACAAATTTGTTACTAAAACCATATAAAACTTACGATAATAATAAAAGAATAGCCGCGGCACAAAGTCATTACAAACTCTGGAAACATTGTGTTGGTATTAATGAACCTATTATGATATTAGAACATGATGCAATATTCACACACAAATTTGAAGCACCTAGTACAACTTTAAATGTAGGAGCATACAGCATAAATGATCCTACGGGTGCAACATTCAAATCAAAAGACTATTCCAATAAGGTAAAAGAAGGATTTAACACAGTGCCTTGGGTAGCACCAGAAAATATTCCTCAAGGACTGCCAGGACACTCGGCTTATGTGATCACACCCTGGGCGGCTCGAGACATAATTGAAAAACAAGACAGCATAGGGTGGTGGCCCAACGATGCCATAATGTGTAAACAATTATGTGAATGGTTGTATGTGTACAAACCTTTTTTTACCAAAACACAAGGCACCAAATCTACTACTTCACTGTAAATTTGCCAATAAATATTTCAATATGAAAGTTTATGTAGGGTATGACACTAGAGAAGATATTGCATATCAGGTTTGCGAACATTCGATCTACACACATTCACCAGATGCAGAAGTACAGCCATTAAATCAACAAACACTACGACAGGACAAATGGTATTGGAGAGAATTAGATAAACTAGCATCAACGGAGTTCACATTCACAAGATTCTTAATACCAGCCCTAGAAAATTATAAAGGTTGGGCACTGTTTTGTGATTCCGATATAGTTTTTACAACTGATATAAAAGAATTATTCGATCAAGCAGATGACAAGTATGCTGTGATGTGCGTCAAACACGACTACACGCCCAAGCCTGGAATTAAAATGGATGGTCAAAAACAAACTGTGTATCCAAGAAAAAATTGGAGTTCTGTTGTGCTGTACAACTGTGGACACAAATCAAACGAAAAATTAACAGTGGATTTAGTAAACAATCCCAATTATGATGGAGCATACTTTCACCGATTCAGTTGGTTGAAAGACGAAGAAATTGGTTCACTCGATCACAGTTGGAATTGGCTTGTGGGATGGTATAAGTCTCCACAAGATGGTGAGCCTAACGCCTTGCACTACACAGAAGGTGGCCCTTGGTTCAAAAATTATCGTAATTGCGAATACGGTGATGTTTGGAAAAAATATCTTAACACAATGATGAATAGTAAATGATATGCACTATTATTTTGATGGACAAGATGAAATACTACAACACTGGAACAGAGGACTAGGAGCTCATTTCCTACCATTTGAAGCAATCAAAAAAACTTCTTTAGATAACACAGTTAGTTTTAGAAGTCTAGCAAAAAGAAAAATAATCAACGATTGTAAAAATTCAGGAAGAACGTTTTACTATATTGACACAGGATATGTGGGTAATCTCATAAAGAAAAAACTGTTTCACAGAGTTGTAAAAAATGATGTGCAACACAGTCAAGTGTTTGATGTTCCTGATGATCGTTGGAGAAAGATACAAGCAAAAAGTCCTGAATTAGAATTTGTAGAATGGCGAAAGAATCATAAAGGTAAAATCTTACTAGTAGTACCAAGTGAAAAGCCATGTAAATATTATAACATAAACAGAGATCAATGGGTCAATGACACTTTGAATCAATTAGCAAAATACACTGATAGAGAAATTATTGTTAGAGACAAAGGCAAAAGACATGAACGAGTTGGTGCAGGCAGTGTGCCTAAATTCTTAATAAAAGAACAAATTTATGCCACAGTGACATATCAGTCTATTGCGGCTATTGAAAGTGTTTGTGCAGGTGTGCCAGCATTCACTATGGAACGTACTGCCGCAGACAGTGTGACATCACAAGATTTAAGCAAGATAGAATCACCATTCTATCCATCAAGAGATCAAGTACACAAATGGCAACATTGGTTGGCGTATTGCCAATATCATATCAGAGAATTGGGTTCTGGACAAGCAAAAGCAATAATGGAAAAATATGGATTATTATGATTAGTGTTGTAGGATACATGAAGGTTATTCCACCTGGAAATAAAAAACCACAAAAGCCTTTGATAATAAAAAACTTTATTGAAGGTGTGAATAGATGCGGCGACAAAGGAATCATAAGCAATTCTTGGACAGTGATTCCAGCAGATGTGTCTGTGCTACAAGGATTTGTACATCAACAACCACAAAAACACAGACATCTAATGTTACGAAAATCTGTGTTTGAAACACAACAAAAAAGAAACAAACGCACCATGATTGTGGATTCCAGTTTGTTTTTGTATGCAGATCCAACTCAATCAAAAAATTATTTACGTTATGGTTACGATGGTATCTTTCCTAACACAGCAGAATACTGTTATGACAATCCAGATCCATTACGATGGGAAACAATTAAAAAAGACCTAGGCATAGATTTAAAACCTTGGAGATTGGGTGGCGGAAAATATATTTTAATCTGCTGTCAGAGAGATGGTGGTTGGAGCATGGGTGGACTAAAAGTTAATGTTTGGTTACAACATGCTATTCAACAAATAAGAAGTTTCACAAAAAAAGAAATAAGAATAAGATTCCACCCAGGAGATAAATCTTCCAGACTATGGGCTAATCTTGTAAGACAATGGATAAACAGCGGACAGTCAACATATCAAAATATTGTAATCAGCGGTGCAAAAAATTTAATAGATGAATTTGCTCATGCACATGCAGTGGTTGGACACAACTCAAGTCCAACAGTAGCATCTGTCATCGAAGGAATACCCACATTGGTAACAGACCCCGACGGTGCACAAATTAAAGGAGTTAATTTAGAAAAATGGCAAGACATAGAATCTCCTAAAGAATTTGATAGAGAACTGTGGATAAGACGCATAGCACAAATACACTGGACATTAGACGAAGTCAAAGCAGGATTGGCATGGAAACATTTAAGGAATTACGTAAAATGATCACTGCACTAACTACATTTCATAAAGCAGGGCTGGACTTGTACGGACAAAGATTCATAGACAGTTTTGCAAAAAACGTCGATAAAAAAATTAAATTGTTGGTGTATGCAGAAAATTGCACGCCTGTTAACCCAGATGCCAGTCAAATAACAATTATAGATTCAAAAGAACTAGAAAAATTAAATCAATTCAAATCACGTTGGGGCAATGTGCCAAAAGCAAATGGCAAATGTCCTTTTCCGGAAAAACGTCCAAGAGATCATCATAAAGAATTTAAATGGGACGCTGTAAGATTTGCAAATAAAGTTTATGCTGTATTTGATGCTGTGGATAGAACTGACGACACATGGACTGTGTGGATAGATGCAGACACCTATGTGCATTCACCTATCAATTACGATCAATTCACACAACTGTTGCCAAAAGATAAATGGATAACGTTTGTTGGCAGAGGTAAAGGATCACAAACATGGCCTGAATGTGGTTTTTATGGTTTGAACAACGAACACGACACTTGTAAAAAATTTTTAAAAGAATTTGAACGTATGTATCAAGAAGCAGACAATGGAATTTTTAAACTAGATGAATGGCACGACAGTTATGTGTTTGGCAAAATATTAAATCAACTTGCACTAATTGACAACAACTTCCATGATTATTCAAAAGACATATACAACAAAACTGCTAAAACAGGTGGCGGTGGGCATCCGCTGATTAACTCAGTTTTAGGAAATTACTTTGATCACATGAAGGGCGATAGAAAAAATAAAGGAAAAAGTCAAAAGAAAGATTTGCTTGCCAATCGCACAGAGTCATACTGGAATGCAATTTAGTTTATTCACAGACAACGGTCCGTTAAACAGTCCTCTTGTATGGGAGGCTGTGCAATCTGGATTACAAAGATTAGGACATTCCGTTGATCAAAACAATCTAGACACAGAAGTTCCTGTAATTTGGTCACTGTTGTGGAATGGACGAATGACAAAAAATAAATCTGTTTGGGAACATTTTAGATCCAAAAATAAAAATGTGCTTGTAGTGGAAGTGGGTGGTATAAAAAGAAATACAACTTGGAAAGTGGGATTGAATGGAATTAATAGAGCAGGAGATTTCGGACCAAAAAATAATAACAATGACAGAGTAAAACAATTTAATCTTGATCTCAAGCCTTGGCGTACAGATGGTAAACACATTCTAGTATGTTTACAACACACAAAAAGTGAACAATGGAAAAATATGCCAACACAAGAACAATATGTTATAGACACTGTGAATACCATAAGAAAACACACAGATAGAAAAATTATAGTACGATCTCATCCTAGATGTGTATTACAAAATCCACCTATTTTAGAAAATGTCAGTTACGAAATTCCAAAACAAATTGCAAACACATATGATGATTTTGACTTAAATTTTTCCAATGCTTGGGCAGTTGTAAGTCACAGCAGTAACCCAGGAATACATGCTGTATTGAATGGTATTCCTGCTTTTGTGGGTGAACAAAGCCTTGCTTATGATGTTGCAAACACAGATTTCAGCACCGTTAACAGCCCAAAGACCCCTGCTAGACAGCAATGGCTCAATGATTACACGCACACTGAATGGACCATTGAAGAAATAGCACAGGGCACGCCTTTTTCAAGATTGACTTTTTAACCAAAATCCATTATAATAATGGTATGCATAAAATTACCATAGAAGAATGTTTAGAACTGATGGCAGGTCTGGCTGTGAATGCCACTGTGGTACCTGCATTTATAGTGTTAGACAGGGATAAGAAAATTATCTTTGACATTGCCAAGAAGGTTTTTAAAGGCACAGCACTCACTGATAGGCAGTTGGAAGCAGTGAAAAAAATATTAATTACAAGATATAAATCACAATTTAGAATAAGAGGTATAGATTTAGAAAACAGTGTAAACAACCTTAGACAACCTTTAAGACATCTAGATAGAAGTGAATACATCAGAATAGAAAATGGTAGTGAATATTTAGAACCTTATTGGTCAGGATTTACACCACAAAAAGTTATTGTTGTTAGATTCCCATTTAACATGACGTATTCAAAAGCCATGTCAGCAGTGAGAAAATTGCTGGGACCTGTACCAAGCAGATATTATTCACAAAAATTAAAAGACAAATACATTTTGCCTTACACAGAAAAGATTGTACACAGACTGATATCTAACTTTAAAAATAAGATTAAGGACATTGATCCTGTTTTATTAGATGTTCATGATCAATGTGAAAAACTTTACAAAAGACCAGATCAATATGTGCCTGGTATTTACAACTATCAAATCAAAAATAGTTCATCAGTTACCACACAATATTATAGAGAATATTTTGGCGATCCAGCAAAAGAAAATTTACATCTATATTATGACAGAAAAGAAAAACTAGGTTTACATTATTTTGATAAAAACAATCTAGCAGAGTCATCAAGCAATTTATCAACACTATCAAAAGCAATATTAGAAAGACAATATTCAAAAATAAATTTAGATTCCGAAAAATGGAAACTGGAACAAATAGTGGATACAGTAATAGAATTAAGAAGATTTCCATTAATGGTTGTTTTAAAAGGCGACACTCACCAAAACAGTTTGGAAGACTTGCACAACACACACAAACTATTTAAAAATCTTATACCTAAAAATGAAATTTCTGTATTGGCAAGATGTAAAAATTCAACAAGTTTTGGTAAAGAATTTAATGAATATGTGAAAGATAATCAATTAAATAATTCACTTGCAAAATCAACAAAAATAGTGTATATTACAAGTAAGAAGATGCCGAAGCCGTTGTTAACATCTGATTGGGAAGCCGAAGCAGTGTTGGTTTGTGATAACACAAGAGCCTATACTAAAGTGGACAAATATGTTAGCACAATTGATTTGCAGTTACAAATTAATGGTCAAGATAGTTATTGGAGTCGAGTGCATTATGGAGCAGATACTATATGAGATGTAAAATTGTAATCACAGACGAGGTCAATGTAAAGATCGAAGGATTGCCTGTTGACGTTAGAAGAAAGATTGCAAATAAGTTTAAATTTTCAGTGCCTTATGCACGTTACTTGCCACAGTATAAATTAGGTAGATGGGATGGTAAGGTTGGTTTCTTTGGTTTAGGTGGTAATGGCTATGTGAATCATTTAGAAAAGATTATAGAATATCTGCACGAATCGGGTGTTGAGATAGAAGAAGTAGATGACAAAAGACATAAATTTGATTTAGTATTTGATAAAATTGATAAAGATTATTTTGCAGATAAATCTTGGCCCAAAGGACACATATGTGAAGGACAACCAATCGAATTGCGAGATTATCAAGTGGATGTGATTAATAATTTTATAAAAGAGCCACAAAGTTTACAAGAGGTTGCCACTGGTGCTGGTAAAACAATCATCACTGCGGCTTTGAGCAGTATATGTGAAAAGTTTGGACGTACACTAGTGATTGTGCCAAACAAAGGATTGGTTACACAAACAGAAGAAGATTATGTTAATGTCGGTCTGGATGTGGGAGTATATTTCGGAGACAGAAAAGAATTGAATCGCACACACACAATTTGCACATGGCAGAGTCTAAATGTGCTGGATAAGAAATCCAAAGCAGGAGAATCTGTGTTAACTCTATCAGATTTTTTAGAAGGAGTGAAAACAGTTATCATAGATGAAGTTCACCAAGCAAAGGCAGAAGTTTTAAAAAAATTGTTAACACAACATCTTAGAAATGCTCCTGTGAGATGGGGACTGACTGGCACAGTGCCGAAAGAACAGTTTGAATTTCAAAGCATACTAGCAAGTATTGGTCCTGTTGTTAATCAGATATCAGCAAAAGAGTTACAAGATAAAGGTGTGTTATCTAAATGTCATGTAAATGTGGTACAGTTAATTGACACAGAAGTTTACACAAACTATCAAGAAGAATTAAAATACTTGGTCACAAATGAAAAAAGAATAGATTACATTGGAAAATTATGTAACAAAATTAAAAGCGGTGGCAACACTCTTGTGCTGGTTGATCGACTTACAGCAGGAAAAAAATTAGCAGAACTAATAGACGATAGTGTGTTTATTCAAGGTGAAACAAAGTTGGCAGATAGAAAAGAACAGTATGACGAAATCAGTGATTCAGACAACAAAGTGATTATTGCAACATATGGTGTAGCCAGTGTGGGTATTAACATACCGAGAATATTTAATCTAATATTAATTGAGCCTGGCAAATCATTTGTGAGAGTTATACAATCGATTGGTAGAGGAATACGTAAAGCCAAAGACAAAGACTTTGTGCAAATTTGGGATCTAACTTCAAGTTGTAAATTTGCTAAAAGACATTTAACACATAGAAAAAAATTTTATAAGGAAGCAAATTATCCTTTTACAATAGAAAAGGTGGATTGGACAAAATGAGAATAGCAGGTGCACAAATACCAGTAACAAACGATGTGAAAACAAATTTTGAAAACATAATGAAGGCTTGCGAATGGGCAGTAGAAAATAAAGTAGATTATTTGTTTACACCGGAAACGTCATTGAGTGGTTACAACACTATGGCATTCAACATCAATACTTGTAAAGAAACAGAAGACGCATTAGAAAAATTAGTAGAATATGCATCAAGCCACAAACTAGGATTAATTGTTGGCACACTGTGGCTAGAAGACAAAGACAAAGTTAATGGTGCATTTTTCGGAGTCAAATCAAATCAATTAAGATTTTATAGTCAAGAAGGCGAATATATTGGATCTACAAAGAAATCTAAACTTGTAAGTTTTGATGCAGACTGTGAACCCGAAACAAAAAACCCAGTGGTAACAATCACAAAAGGAGAAGATAAGTTAAAGATCGGTGCTCTTATTTGTAATGATCTTGTTGGTAATTATTATTGGGGTGGTGATAATCTTGCTAAAAAACTTAAAGAAAATGAACAACCCGATTTAATAATACATGCGAGTAACACACAAAAGGATCAAGGTAAACATGTTAAACTATTACACGACAACTTTCATGATGCATGTACGCAGTTGGTTGCCTATGCAACTAACACACCAATATTGGCTGTGGACAATCCTTGGCACATACATGGAGTAGAAACACAAGATGGCACATCTTTCACATCAGGCATTTATCTTCCATTAGAGGCAAAACACAAAGCACCCAAAACAGGCACACAATATTTTTACTATGACCATAGTAACATAACTCATTCATTTTCGGAAGGAACAAACAAATGAAAATATTAACAGTGGAGAACACTCCATACGATCTAAACAAGATGCCACAAACAGTGTCAGACGACATGGCATTCAGTGTGTTAGATAACAGCAATCCAAAGGAACCAGACTTCTTTTTCTTGCCATTAATTTATATTGAATCTTTTAATGCTCCAGCAATAGTTTTAGATATCAATGGTAAAGAGATTACCATGCCGTTGGATTGGAGTATAGCAGTTGGCGACAAAGAAGACAGCAACACAGTTGAAGTTGTGCCATTAACAAGTATTGCAGATAGAGGATTCTCAGCATTTATTTTTAATCCACTAGATGGATTTAAAGCAGATTTTTACGAAGTGAACGTTGTAAACTTTTACAATGATGTAAAATGGTACTTTCCAAAAATAAAAAATAATCAACTATTGTCAACACCGTTGACTGATACAAAAAGTCCAGATTGTGCATTTTTTGTAAAAGATATTTCAAGACAGTGTGAAAGTATAGAGTACACATCATTGTTGTAATGCCAAAAAAGAAAGAAAGTGCAATGATTTACGAAAGTCCAGACGGTGGAGCAACTGTGTATGCTCGACCAATTGATGGCAAAGGTGAACGTGTGCTGATCGAAGAACCAAAATATCCTGATTGGTATTTGACAGAATTAGAAATAAGCGAAGTTGTAGATTATGCAAATGAAGGAAACAAGTCTTTACAAATACAATTAAAGAAGTTAAAATTAATGTACAATCTAATTAAAGAAAACAGATGGTAACAAAAACAAACAAACTACCTTTAAAAGACATATTGGCGGCTATCGATATGAATGCTAAAAATGTATGGGACGACTTATCCGATGATGAACGTAAACAGGTATCGTTTTATCTATTGAATAGATATGTCAGTGCTATCAAAGGAAAACCCGAAGAAAAGCAATTACAAATATTCAAGACAAACCAGTACTACAACAAAAATTTCTTTACGTTGACCAAACACAAAAAGTTATTATGGTATTTGTTGTGTATGACTGCTAATGATACAAAATCTATAAGATATCATGAGTGGATTGGTTACAAACAAAAAGGTAGCAACAGTACAGCAAAAGCAATGAAGTTTTTAGAAAAATTGTATCCATCTAGAAAAGAAGATGAATTAAAACTGTTAGCAAGTATTAACACAACAAAAGAATTAAAACAGTTGGCAGAAGATTTAGGAATGTCAAAAGAACAAATTAAGAAAACATTTTAATGATTGAAAAACTTTATTCATGCAAATATTGTAATGCAAAATTTGCCAAAGAAAAAACATTAACAGTGCATATGTGTGAACAAAAAAGAAGATTTACACAAAAAGATGAACGAAGAGTGCAACTGGGATTTCAAACATTTGTTAGATTTTATGAATTATGTCAAAAATCCACTAAGACAAAGACATATGAAGAATTTTGTAAATCACCTTACTATACAGCATTTGTAAAATTTGGCAGTTTTATTAGCAATGTAAAACCATTATATCCTAACAAATACATCGACTATGTGGTCACTTCTGGTGTAAAATTGGATCATTGGTGTAGAGAAGAAATGTATTTAAAATATGCAGGTGATTTGATTTTAAGAGAACGTGTAGAAACAGCAATGGAAAGATCAATTAAAACAATGATGGATTGGGGCGATGAAAAACAAGCACCTTGGAGTGATTATTTTAGGTATGCAAGTCTTAATAGAGCAGTGATAGATATCAAAGACGGAAAGATATCACCTTGGTTAATATTAAATTGTAAGAGCGGCAAAACCATGATGAAGAATTTTAATGACGAACAATTACAGATTGTGTATCCAGTGATGGATCCATCACATTGGGCACTTAGGTTCAAACGGTTGCCGGCAGATGTTGAAATGGTGAAAGAAGTAATAAAGGAGGCAAAACTATGATTAAAGAACACAATGTTGTTCCATTATTTGGAATACCACTTTGTCAGACACAAATACAACCATACGAAGAAAGTGAAAAATTTCTAAAAGAAAAAATAGAATATGTTGAAAGATCACACAAAGTATCATACATGTCTAAAGATGATTATGTGCTAGATAATGAAAACTTAATGCCACTTAAAAAAGAAATCGAAACGCAAGTAAGTGAATTTATGCATGGATATTTAGACATACACGAGAAACATAAATTTATTATTACAACAAGTTGGTGTAATAGATATGAACATGACCATTTTATACAGGAACATTATCATAGTAACAGTTTAATATCCGGAGTATTATTTTTATCAGATTGTCAAGACACAGCAAATATTGTATTTCATAAAGATAAAAATCATACAAATATTTTTACTGATACAGTTAGATTAGATCACAAAGATGAATTTGATTATGTTAACAAAAGAAGTTATCTATATCATCAATCTAAAATGGCAATTAGTCCAAAGAAATGGGATTTGGTTATGTTTCCAAGTTTTTTAAATCACAGTGTTGAAGTCAACACTAGCACAACTAATGTAAGACACTCCCTGTCATTTAATGTTTGGGTAAAAGGTGAAATAGGTGGTGGACACAGCAAATTGGTATTATAATGTTTGACGTAGATATAGACTTTGCAGATAGAAATGTGTTGTTAGAAAAACTAAAACACAGAATTGCCAAACTAGGAAACGGCAAGAAGCACAACACCGGAGTCTACTTCACAGAAATTCCTCATGATCCTGCTACTAACTTGTCCACTCTGGATTACGAAACTGCCGAAGATAGAAATTACTTCAAACTAGATTGTTTAAATGTCAGTATCTACAAAGATGTAAAAGACAACGATCATTTAAACAAACTGATGACAACAAAACCGATGTGGGAACTATTAGAAGCAAAAGAATTTAGTGATCAAGTCTTTCATTTAAACGGACATAATGAAATATTAAAAACATTGAAACCTAAAAACATAGAACAACTAGCGGCTGTGTTGGCAATAATACGTCCAAGTAAACGGTATCTTTTACACAAAGATTGGAACACAATAATGCAAGAAGTATGGACAAAGCCAACAGATGACAAATACTTCTTTAAGAAATCTCACGCAACATCATATGCATTCGCCGTGGTTGTACACATGAATCTTATCTGTGAACAATTAACTTGATTATTTAGGCTTACGAACCAGTTGGACTGATTTTCTCTTGCTTCGTTTCATGGCAAGATTACTAAGGCTTGTGATTGGACCGATTTTTACACTGACATCTTTTGTGTTCATCATCATCAAGACATCCTTGAATTTCACTAATTCTTTACGCAGAAAAATACCAATAGGGATCATCCTGTTGCTTTCCCACCACCAAGTTTGACACAATTTAATGAATTTTTCTCTGGCGTTTGTGTGTATTTCTTCGTACACATAGATAGAGGTAATAGAGGTATCTTGGTTGTTGATTACCCCAACATACTCTTTTCCACCGTATTCGACGACCGAGATAAACGGAAAGTTCTTTTCTATGTCGTTTAACAGCATTTTAATATCAATAAATACATAAGATTATGCAACTTGTGCCAAAATATTTATTAAATAACAGTGTGACTCTTACCGCAAACCTGGCAGGAGAAATAACGGAGTATAGATCAGTGTATCAGAGAAATTTAAACATCGCAAAAGGAATAGACAACCTAGTTCAATTCAATGTGCTTAATGCAGATCAGAAACCCGTGTCTATACTGAATACATACACACCTAAGTTTCAAATGTATGACGAAAACAACAGATTAGTAGTATCAAAAGATGGAACAGTGATCGAGACATCTACACCAAGCAAAGTGGGACATTTTACAATTACGATATCTGAAAATGATTTATTAAACTTAAAATCCCAATACATGCACTACATTGTGTATCTACAAAAAAATTCAGATGCATCAAAAACTATATTACATAGTGGTACTAATTTTTCAAATAAAGGCACAGTGTTTGTGAGCACAGAAGAATTTCCAGGTCCAATAGATTCGTATTCAGTGACAACATTTACCGAAGACAACCCAAGTTCAGGAGTGTTTGTTTCAGAAACAATCACAGCAGAACCAACAATCAATGGCAATTCGGCACTGCACACTGTGGCATATTATCTTGATGAAGCAGTTGGTGATATCGTTGTGCAAGGAACTCTTGCCAATCAAGTTGATGGAGATACATTTTGGTCAGATATTAACACCTTCACGTCTACGGATGCAGACAGTTTAGAATATGTAAACTTCAATGGAGTATACAGTTATTTGAGATTCAAGCATACACTCACTTCTGGTAGCGTTACCAAAATATTAATTCGAAATTAATTGACTTTTATCACTTTTTAATTTATAATAAAAGCATGAATATTGTGCTTGACGTTTTACAAACTTATCTTCCTTCTAAAAGAAAACAGACCCCTAGTGGTTGGGTGGCTTTCAACGCACCGTGTTGTCAACACAACGGCACAACTCCTGATACAAGACAACGAGGAGGATTGATTGCCAAAGCAGACGAGAGTGTAAGTTTCCATTGTTTCAACTGTGGGTTTAAAACGAGTTGGCGTATTGGGAGAAACTTATCTTATAAAATGAAAAGATTTATGAGATGGTTGAACATGCCTGATGATGTAATCACAAAATTGGCACTTCAAGTTTTACAACAAAAGACCGATGACACTGGATTTAAATCGATTGTCACATTGCCAAAATTTACAATAAAAGAACTTCCACCCAAAGCAAAACCAATACATGAATGGGCAACATATAAAGATTTAGAACCAGGCGGAGTTGATAAAGATTTATTTTCTGTAATGGAATACATTGCTAAAAGAAAATTAACACTGGATGATTATGATTTTTATTGGAGTCCTGAAGCAGGATTCAGAGATAGACTGATTATTCCTTTTATGCATCAAGCAAAAATTGTTGGATACACAGCCAGAAAGGTTGTAGAAAGTAAAGTAAAATATTTGTCAGAACAACAACCAGGATATGTGTTCAACACAGATGCCCAAGACGATGATAGAAAATATATTGTAGCAATGGAAGGTCCCATTGATGCACTTGCTGTTGATGGCGTTGCTCTATTAGGCAGTGAGATCAAAGAACAACAATCAACACTGGTGAATAGTTTAGGAAAACACGTGATTGTGGTTCCTGACAGAGACGAAGCAGGACAAAAATTAGTTTATGATGCTATGGAATCGGGTTGGAGTGTCAGTATGCCGGATTGGGATCAAGAAATCAAGGATGTCAATGATGCTGTATGTAAATATGGTAGACTTCATACATTGTACACGATAATTAAAAATGCTGAAGATTCACAATTAAAAACTAAACTGAGGATGAAAAAATGGTTCGCATAAAAAATTTTATAAAAAAAGCGATTTCAATTTTGTTTTTCCCTATCACAAAACTTGTAACATACATCAAGTACAAGAAGAAGATTAGAGAATTGCAAAAAAGAGATCCGTTTATATACAAGTAGGAGAAATATGATCGTTTGGGGAATAACAGGAAACAATCACGATGCCAGTTTGGCAGTGATGGAATGGAAGGTACAAGGATTAACGGATCACTATGCTCTAAGATTAAAATGGGCAGGCATGAGCAAAGATTTTAGTGGAGTTGCTGGAGATCCAACGTTGTGTCCTAAACTGATGGCAGAAGTAAGAGCAAATCCTAAATGGGCCTACCCTGCAAAGATTTATTTTTATGAAAAGCCTTTGAAGAAAACTATGAGACAACTCATTGCAGGACAAGGTTGGAAATGGAAAGAAAATAATATTAAAAAGTTTTTAGCAAAATCTGGTGTACACAATGTTCCTATAGAATATATTGATCATCATCATAGCCATGCGGCATATGGATATTACACATCGGGATTTAAAAATGCGGCAGTTATTGTTTTAGATTCGATTGGTGAGTTTGAAACATTTACTATTTGGCATGGCAGAGGTACCAAGTTAGAAAAGAAATACACTCAAAGATATCCTCACAGCATTGGATTATTTTATTCAGCAATGACACAAAGATGTGGATTCAAAGCAAACGCAGAAGAATACAAATTAGAACAATTAGCGAAAAAAGGTAATTGGAGGAAATATTATAGATTGTTTATGGAAGAAATTATCGACACTAGAATGCCTTTCAAAACAAGAATAAATCTACACAGAGGTTGTAATTGGTGGAGACCAGAATTAAACACAGAAGAAGACATAGCAGATCTAGCCGCAACTACACAGCACATTTTTGAACAAGTGTTGATGTGTGCAAGTTCGTGGATACAGATGAATATCAAAACATCAAACATAGTTTTGGTAGGCGGGTGTGCATTGAATAAAACTGCTGTGAGTAAATTAAATGCAGTTTGGGATGATATATGGGTGCCAACAAATCCTGGTGATCCTGGATCGTGTATCGGTGCCGTGTGTGCCAAATATCAAAAGCACATTGACTTTCACGGAGAAATGTGGTATAATAAGGACAATGGTAAAACAAAATAAAGATTACGGATACGAGATACAAAAACTGTATCTTGAAATGATGTTAAGTGACGCAGAAACATTTGTGCGTTGTCAGTCTATATTTGATTACACACTGTTTGATAGAAAACTTCAAGAAACAGCAGACTTTGTGAACAAGTATGTTGTTCAATATAATTCATTGCCAACATATGACATCGTGAACAAGTCGTGTAATATGGAATTGAAGGCGGCAGATAATTTAACTGAAGAACATTTCAATTGGTTATTAGATGACTTTGAAACATTTGTTAGACACAAAAGTTTGGAAAGAGCAATACTAAAATCAGCAGACATGCTTGAAAAAGGAGAGTATGGTCCTGTTGAAGAATTGGTTAAGAAGGCTGTACAGATTGGATTACACAAAGACATAGGAACAGATTATTTTAACGATCCCAAAGGAAGATTAATGGGATTGAAAGATCAAAACGGACAAGTAAGCACAGGATGGTCCACACTGGATAAAAAACTGTTTGGCGGATTCAACAAAGGCGAATTGAACATTTTTGCAGGTGGTTCGGGTGCAGGTAAGAGTTTATTCCTTGCTAACCTAGGTTGCAACTGGGTATTGAACGGACTGAATGTTGCATACGTAACATTTGAATTAAGTGAAGCACTAGTGAGTATGAGATTAGATTCTATGTTGACTGACGTGCCTGCTAGAGAAATATTCAAAGACCTAGATGGCATAGAAATGAAAGTTAAACTGCTTGGAAAGAAAGCAGGAAAATATCAAATCAAATACATGAGCAGTGGTAAAAATGCAAATGATTTGAGAAGTTATATCAAAGAATATGAAATTAAAACTGGCAGTAAACTAGATGTTGTGCTGGTTGACTACTTGGATCTTATGATGCCAATTAGCAGAAAAGTTTCTCCAAGTGATTTGTTTGTTAAAGATAAATTTGTATCTGAGGAATTAAGAAATTTATCAATGGAATTAAATGTTATCTTTGTTACAGCATCGCAGTTGAACAGAGGTGCTGTTGAAGAAATAGAATTTGATCATTCGCACATAGCAGGTGGGTTAAGTAAAATTCAAACAGCAGATAACGTGTTTGGTATATTCACATCAAGAGCAATGAGAGAACGTGGTAGATATCAAATACAATTAATGAAAACTAGATCATCTAGCGGTGTTGGTCAAAAGATTGATTTGGAATTTGATATAGATAGTTTAAGAATTAGAGATTTAGCAGAAGATGATTCAGGACAAAATTATGGTAGCAGTGGCAATAGTACCATATATAACTCATTGAAAAAAACTTCGACAGTTATAGATGATAATGCAACAGATTCATCTGAATCACAAGAAAAAGTTCCTAATCCTACAAAAGGACAATCGTTGCACAAAGCCGTTACAGATAATACAGATCAAACAAAGTTGAGGGACTTTTTAAAGAACCTTGATGGCGATGAATAAACAATATAAAAGAATAGTAATTCCAAAAGGTTTAGACTTAGGAACCAGTAGACGTACCTGTCATCAATTGGCAAACACAATCAGTGCAAGATCGGATTTAGAAATATTTTCAGATGTTGATCAAATTCAACACGGAGATTTGGTAATACTCGGTGGTGTCGGAGGACATGATGGGTTTCGAAAATATCACGAGTCCTTTAAAGAGAAAAATATTGATTATGTGAATGTAGAAAAAGGTTATTGCAATTGGTGGAAACCTGTGTATTGGAGAGTAACCTTTAATGAGAATCAAGTAACAGAAATAAAAGGAGACTATACTAACGAACGATTTGTTAAATTTAAATTAAAAATTCAACCTTGGCAAAGGGGAGAACAAGTGTACATCGTTGCTCCCAGTCAAAACGGATTAGATGTGTATGGTATCAAACAAAATGTAGATCAATGGATAGAATCCACTACACAAGAAATTAAAAAACACACAAACAGACCAATTAAAGTGAGAAAAAAGATGCCTAAAAAAGCAAGAGGTTCCAGAGGCTTCTGTGATTCGTTAGAAAATATATACTGTGTGGTCAGTTTACACACCATGGCAATGACTGAAGCATTGCGTGAAGGATGTCCAATAATATCGTTAGTGCCTGGATGCTTAAAAGATTACAGTGTGGATTCAATTTCAAAAATTAATAATCTATATTATCCCGACAACAGACAATATCTATTCAACTGTTTAACTAATTTACAATTCAATTCTGGAGAGTTGATTTCCAGTGTAGCGTGGGACACAATGAGCAAACACTATGGAATCGATATCAAGAAAGCCTAGAGGCGGACAGCAAAATTCCGCGAAGCGGTAACGCAGAAATTTCAAATCCGCGAAGCGGTAAGCACAGCGATTTCGGTAAGCAATTTTAATCTATGATTTTTCTTTTGACGCCTCGTCTTTTGACATCAAGTGTGCTACAATGTATTCCACCGTCCCAAAACAAATAGTGTCTCTGTGGTACAACGTGGCAGTCTATGTGTAAGGACTTCAGTTTTGCAAACAGTTTGGGTATGTGTCGTGCAAACACAATGTTGTTTCTGTCTATGATCAACACATTGAGATCAAAGCAAACTTCTTGACTGTAACCTCTCCAATTCTCCAAGTACTTGTCTATCCAAGCAATGTCCATTTTGTTTTGTGCTTCTGCATAATCTTGTACATATCTGTCCATTTTTAGTTCAGGCAAACAGTCACTCACATCAATCAACTGTTTGTTGTGTAAGCATTCGGGCACCCATTCTTTGCCTGCGTGTATCACTGTGTCATCATCTATCATGATGAAGCCATGGTCAATGTGGCCAAAGCCATTAAATTTTGTGCCGGCATTGTGATGAAATTTATACTGATTCAGTTCACGTTTGCACCATTCTAAACCTGAGGCTGAACCTGGTCCTTCGTGATTAACAATGATGGCATCGCCTGCTTTGTACATGGTGGCAGTGTGCCACAACACTCTGTCCATCAATTTTTCTTTGTAGGTTTTGTCGTTCACAAACCAATCATCTTTATTGTT